ATCATCTAATAATGCTTTTCCAGCCGCAGTTAAGTCATATGTTGCAGCGGCACCCGAACCAGTGAACTGTATACCCTTATCTGCAGCAGATGTTAATCCAGCAAGTGCTTGTAAATCAGCATCCAATCTTGCATTGGCTACAGTTCCAGATAACTGAGAAGCATCAATAGTTTTATTTGTTAAGGTATCTGTAGTAGCTCTACCCACAATAGTGTCATTTGAAGACGGAAGAACAAGAGTTGCATTACCAGAATAAGCAGAGTGAGGAGCTGCTTTTATTTCTGTATAGTGAGCATTACTAGATTCACAATAAAATCTAACGACAGATTGTGCCCCAGTGTTCTTAACATCTATAACACCACCATTTACCGTTAGATCATCACCAACGGATAAATCTGCACCTAGTGTTGCATTGCCACTAGCATCTAAGAATACTGTTTTGGCTGCAGGTAACGTACAAAATATTGTTCTTGTTCCAGAACTCCAGCTAACGGCATTGTTTGAATTAGAACTAGCTAAGATAGTTGTTCTAGCTAACGTAGTACCAGAAGATGTGAATGTACCTAAACCAACCTCAAAATCTGTGCCATCAGAACAAGCATAATAAGTGGTATCAGAGTTACTTAAATTAGCAGTAAAAGTCTCAAAGCCAGTGACTGCACCACCTAAAGTATATGTGCCAGTACCAGTTGTAGTCGTGGTTTCCTTTACTCTGTCTGATATTACTAGTGCCATTATTTCAACTCTATAGTAAGATTCCCTGCATTAATTCTAAAAATATCACCTGATGCTATAACCTTACTAGCATCCAAAGCTCCTACAAATAATATATTACCACTGCTTGAAGCGTCCACAACAAACACATGTGTTATTGTATTGTTTGTTCCACCCGATGCCGGAAACTCAATGTTCGCTGCATTAGTTGCGGTCTGTGTATCTGTTGAATCTGCTCCTACAGTTGTCCAACCAGAAGCAGCTACTTGTTGCCTTGGGTAGTTTGTAAAGGTTGCTTCCGTAAGTGAACCAGTTTCTGCGGCAGATACTGCTGTTGCCAATCCTACATAAATACTGTCACCCGGGCTAGAAAAACTAAGAGAATTATTTTTAAATATAAAATGTAATATTCTTCTCTCTAAATAATTGGTTGATGCATTTGCTGTTGCCATTTTTTACTCCTATGTTCTTGGTCTGGCTGGTAAACCAACTCTGTTTGCGTCTGTGTTTTCTCTTGCCTCGCCTAAATCTTTTAATCTTTCCATGGATTGCATATACATATTATTATAATTCTGTATAACATCCGTTTCACCTTTCATATAGGTGTAGGCTTCAATTAAAGCTCCATAAAGCAAAGCAAAAGGTGCGTTGGTGCTAACCCAGGTAGTACCACTGTCCGCTCCCGCGGTCAAACTAGCCGGTCTATGATAATAGTGCAGCTCTATGGTATAATTACTGTTTGGAGTTGGCGCCACGATAAAATTATTTTCATCAAACCGTGCATAATATTTAGGTACCCCTGTGGTTGAAGCGCTAGGGGTATACTCTCTTAAAAAATTTACATCTTTTTGAAGTAAAAAACTTTCAGATCCAGAAGTTGTTATCTGTAATGAGAATGATGCTAAATAATCACTGGGTACCGTTAGATATTGATCTGAAGATGTTAAAGCACTTGTTACATTTTTTCTAAAAATATCTAAATCTATGCTTTTAAATATTTTCTCTTCTGCTGCTTTTATAAAGTCTGGCAAATGAGTTACAAAAGATGTTTCACTGTTGTCTGTGTAATCTTGTATAGCCGTTTTTAATTGTGCTAAAGTAAAACTCATATCATGCACTCACCGTTGTTGGTCCTGCGGTAGCTCGACTACCGCCTCCTACTATACCACCTATTGTAGCTGTTTGTCCATTAGCCGTAAAGGTATATGTGTCTGAAGTCACAACCGTAATACTGTAACCAGCCTCTTGCTCCAAAACAGCCTTGGTAAAACCATCGAAACCATTAACACTTCTAAACCGTACAGTATCTGTGGTAGATCTACCATGACCAAACTCTCTAACTGTTATGACACCCGAACTTGCTGCAGAAGATATAAACGGATCCAGTACTAAAAGAACCTCTACAGGATTTTCTGTTCGGCTGGGCCTAGCATCTCTAATTGCTTCTGGGTCAGCTACTGTTCTGAAAGGACCTAATTGTGGGTGTTTAGACTCAAACTCATCGGGTCCCACTAAAGAACCATTCCACTCTTTTTTTAAATCACGATACCGATACTTCATTCCAGACCTGTCGGATATACCGTATGCGTTTTTACCTGTAGCAAATCTACTCATTAATTAGACCTTAAGTAAGCATATTGAGGGCTGACCGTAAAGCTGGATCTATCTCTGTCCTCGCCCATCGCTCTTTCAAACTCTTCTTCATAAATAGCTTTTAGCATCTGAGTTCTTTGAGGGGCTTTTTTTAAAGAAATATAATAAGCTAATCCTGCAGTCAAACAAGGATAAAATCTAAAAGGAACGTCCATAGTATTAGCTTGAGAATCAACATCTTCTACCCTAGTAAGAGCATCATAAAAAATGACATCCGTACTATTGTCAGGCACAGGCCATATTTTTAAGTTAGGAGTTATTTGTCTGTCTAAGAAAAATTGTGTGGGCCTACCAGTGGTAGCTTTGTTGGGTATAGCCAATTCATCCGATCGGCTCACTCTTGTCATGGAGAAATCTGTTCCAGACCTTCTTACAACAATATTTAATATATCAATTACGTCCGACCCTAGATCATATTCCCGATCGCCAGAAGTAACCGTTTGTGTTCTTTGAGTAATAGTCCATTGATTTAAACCTCTGTTAGCCCATTCTGCAAACATAAGATTTAAAGATCTTCTGGCTGTAGTTAAGTCATAACCTGTTCTTAGTTCTAAACCACATCTTTCATAAGCTTCTTCTATGTATTCAGCGGCATCCGGCTCAAAGTTGGTAGAATTAGATGTTGTCATATTAAATCCTTATCTTAATCGAGTTACAGAACCCTTTGTCTTTTTTCGTCTATCTGACATAACCGCTCCACAACCTTTTGCAACAACACCACCATATTTCATTTTTTTCACTTTGGCAGCTGGCGTATTTCCTACAACGGTCTTGCCTTTTGACCCTTCTTTCTTTTTCTTTCTAGCTGTAGAAGCTCTTTCAGACTGTGACAAACTATTTGCTTTAGATCTAGGTAAACATCTGTCAGGGTTCTTTTTATCTTTAGATGTACCACATTTTCCCTTGATTTTTCCATCAGTTCCTATGCGAACCCAATCTTGCTTTACCCAATCTTTAAGTGCACCCATTACTTTTTACCTTTTGCGCCCTTTGCATAGTTAGGGTCTTTACAGTATTTTGAAGCAGCCATATTTGCATATGCGCTAGGATATGTGTCAAAAGTCCTTTTAGCCCACGCTTTACCAGCGGGGCATATCTTACTGCCTTTTGATTTTTTAGAGGCCGATCCACCATTCTTAAAATAAGTTACATTTAATTTGGATGGTTTAGGGCCTGTTCTTACTTTACTTGTTATCATAATAATTTCTGCGCTACCGCAGCTCCTATAATTAAAACACCTAATCCCCACATACGAATATCAAGACCTTTTAATTGAGATTTTTGATCTCCAAGTATTTCCTCTATTCTTTTGTATCGAAGAGTGCATTCAGCTTCATGCTTGGCCAGCTCATGCATAACTTGTTCTACTGTAAGCTTTTCTTTTTTAGGTCTACCTCTAGGCATTAGCACTTCCACCTTCTTCTAGCTTGTCGTAAACGACTGTTTGGATCTTTGGCTGCTTTTGGAAATTTTTTCATTTGTCCTGCACTTCTAGCACAATATGATTTTCTTCTTTTAGCAGCCGCACTCCCTTTTTTTACTTTGCCTGTTACGGCAGTCTTTAATTTACTCCCAGGGTTCTCTCTGCGGTATTTAGCCACACCTTTCTTAGTCATGCCTGCGCCGGACTTAGTGGGGCGTTTATGTCCGCCCCCTATGGTGTGACCTTTCATTGACCCCTTTGTAGCCATTATGACAAAAAGATAGTCAATTTATTACCACTACCTGAGAAAGCAGAGATATACGCTCCGCTTTCAGCTAATATCCCAGCGTCTGGAATATTCAAAGTATGTAATCCAGTTGGAAAACTTTGTACTAATAAAGTAGCTCCGCCATTACCACTTGTAATGGTTAACGCACCCGCGGCATTACCAAATATAACTATTTGTCTTATCCTAGATCGTGCCGGACCTACTATAGCAGCATCAGCTCCTTGGTTGTGATTAAAAGCTTTTACATCAGATCTAGATGCCATGCTTACCTCCTAGGTTTAAGCGATTTGAACATACTCAATAATGAATGTGAAAGACCCTGCTGTTGTTGCATCAACTGTATTGGTAATGTTACAGAAAATAGTTCTTTCTGTGTCTGTGTACTGAACAGAAGCTGGAGCAGTTGTTCCACTTTGTGTCTGTGCTACCAATGTTGTAGTTGTGACGTTATGTACTACTACAGTTGTACCACCGTCTAAAATCTCATCAGTGACTGCTGCAACGATTTGAGCACCAGAACTAGATGTTCCAACCTCATATCCAATGTCACCAGTTCCAATGACGGGAGCCGTGTCACAAAATATTTTTATGTCCGTAATAATCGTATTAGCAGGCTGTGTAAATTGTCCTATTGCAGGACTATCTCCAGCAGTAGTATTTACGGTTACGCCCGTAGCAAAACCAACATGCTTTACATATTTGTTAGTTACAATTCCTGTTGAGGCAGTGCTAGATACGGTTGTGAGAGCACCCGTAGTTGCATTTTTTGAAACTACTTGAAATCCGTTTTCTGATCGGACGGGACCGTTAAAAGTTGTATTAGCCATTTAAATCTCCTTGTCGTGGCAAATGTCAGTCAGTTTATCCGACTGTCAAGGTTTCTTTTATTATACACAAAAAAAGAAGGGCGGCAAGTGCCGCCCTCAAAACTGGTGCAATAAATTGCTTGGAGGCTATGCCGCACCAGGTGTTCCGAATAAACATCTCCAGTCGGAAAAACCGAAGCTGTATCTTTCTCTTGCCTTAAAACGCATATTTCCAGTGTCAAAGTCACCTTCCATAGCTGTCTTTATAGCGGCTCTGTTAAAGTGTTTTAAGCCATTAGGAGCGTCTGTCTTGATAAAGAAAGCATCTGTATCAGTTAAGAAATGGTTAACGACTGCACCTTCAGGTAACATTCCCATGTTCTTAATTGCATTTGCATCATTATCAGCAGTTCCAACTCTTAAATTACTGTTTAACACTCTTTCAGCAATAAATTGTAACTCTTTTGGAATTATCAACTTAGTACCTCTTACAGCAATCTTTAAGCCTCTCTCATCCTGTAAACCAGCAATGTCTATCAAAGCTTGCTCTAGCGAAGTCTCGTTTAAGTCCGCCGCTGTTGACAATATGTTACTTTGATTTCCACTAATAGTAGGGTGAGCATTACTTAATAAAGCAACACCATCGCCACCTGCAGAAGCTCCTGCAGTAAACGCATTGTTTAAGACAGCAGCAGCTTTAATCTGCTTTGTCTGTGCCATTGATCTTGCTAATGCTTTTGTGTAACGACCTGCAAGACGATCATAAAGATTATCCTCAATAGCTTCTTCAGTAATTGAGAAAGCTAATGCGATAGTCTCATGGGTGTATCTTGAAGTGAAGGTTTCCTGTGCGTCATCAAAACTAATCGCGCCACCCTCTGACTTAGACGGTGCAGTTGAAAAGCCTGCTAACATCACTTCTTCTTCAAACGCTCTATCTGAAGATTCTTCATCAAAAATCTCAGAATGCTCGTTCTCGTAACGATCGTACTCTAGACCAAACAGGGCGTTAAGTCCAGGTTCTAGCTCTTTTGCTAGTTGTGCTCTTGAAATAGCCATTTTCTAACCCCTTCCTATATGCCTGTTGTAGCGTAAGTACCTACTGCAATAGTAGTACCGCTATTAAAGTGACCATTTAGTCTTACGATGTATTGATGACCAACTGCAGAATAGTCTGAGTTAGCGGCATCTTCGTAAAGACCTACAATCCTAACATCAAGTGTATTAGTTGTAGCGGCTGTACTGATATCTAACATATCGCTAGATCTACCAGTAGCTGTGCTACCGTTATTTACACTTGCCATGTCGCAGTTAATAAAAATATCTGCAAGAGCAGTTGCTCTGTTAGTATTAGTACCGTCTGCTACTACAGCGAAAAGCTGCATAGGATCGTCATGTACGAATGCTTTCACAGGGAAATCTGTGTCCACACTTACTGCGTTAGATCCGGGCCAATAGTTTTTAAAAGTAGTTTTTCCAGTAACGGAATCTACAAATTCTACACCGGCTAATACACCTAAAGGAGCGATTGCTTGATCAGAAATAATAATAGTTCCTGATGAAGCAGGACACACGATCCCGCCATTGTATATAGCTGTTGTATAGTTATTTGCGATCTCATACTGAGTTGTGGCCATAGTGCTTGGGTTGCCACCTACCTTACCTATCGGACGAAGACCATAACCAGCTGATAGATTATTTGCCATTTATTTTACTCCAATAATGGGGCCATCCTATTTTTTAGGACCGCCAAAGGTTACACGAGATTGACGATCTGCTTTAGAAATCGTCATGGTTGAATGTGCGTTTTCTCTCATCATGTCTTGATCCACTGCGTTCATTTGATCTGCTTTTCTCTCATTAAAGTAAGCAGTTCGCTCTGCAATAGTCTCAATAGGCATTCGAGCTAAAACTAACCCACCTACTCCGAAAACACCTTCATATTTACCCGAATCTACTACAGGGGCTTCAAAATCTGGGTATTCGTCTGCTCTTACGAGCTCCCAGCCTTCTCTGAGTTTTGCGGAAACATTCTTGGTATCATTGAAACCACGAGTTTCTGCTCTTACCCATCGATGTCTAAAGCCATCTGGTGCGGGTGGTGCATCCAGCATGGATGGTGGAGCCCACGGCTTACGCGCTGCCGCCTTCTCCCTTGTCTGTGTTGCGCGAGGAGCTCTTTTAATAGAACCTTCAAACATTTCGTCTTGTTTTTCCATAATCTTACTCCTTAACGTATTTTGCGTATTGTTCTAAACTTACCCCAAGTTTTTTCGCCATAGCGACTTGCCTTTGAGTTAGTCTAACCTTATTCCCACTACTGCGCCCAGTTCCGGAAGATCTATTAACAGAGGCAACCGTCTGGGCGGGTCGTTTACTCTGAGATTCTTCCTTAAACTTATGAGGAAATTCTTCCTTCATACGTCTATCCAATGTATCATAGTACTCATCGCTCTTCGGGTCAATACCTTCTGATTCAACAAGTTCTTTATGAATACCAAATGCTGCATAGGTCATGGCGCTATCATCGCCAAACCAATCATTTCTTTGCGCCCAACTTTCTGCTTTAGGATCTGGCCTTGCCGCAGGTTGAGTGGGCTGTTGCTGCGCCACAGGCTGCGCCTGAGCTTGCTTTTGTCTTCTCTCGTTAGCAGACTTAGCTTGAGCAGCTCTATCGGCGTCTACCGCCAGCTGTGTCATTTTTCTTTGAGCAGCTACCGCGGCTTCCGTATCGCCAACCTCCATAGCACTTCTCAAAGCGGACTCTGTCTGAGCTAATTCAGATTCTACGCGACCACTATACTGGTCAACGTAATTATTATCCATTTGATTAAGTTTTTGAGCTAACTCTTGGTTTTCTTTTGCTTTTTGCTGTGCAAACCTAGTAGCTTCTTCAGCGCTTTTTTCAGCTTCGCGCATTTTTTTAGTAAGGCGGTTAATACGTTTCTGAGTTTGGTTTTCACTTTTTTGAAACTCATCGTCATTTGATGTAGCTTCTGTCTCAGTTGCAACTGTTTCATTTTCAACTGGTTGCTCGACAGTAACTTCCACATCTGGACCATCCTCTTCACCTAAATCTAAATCTAGTTCTGCTTGTGCTTCTTTTCCGCTCATATCTACCTCTTAATAATGTAAAACGTCTTCAGGGTCCATAATTTTTGCTAAAATCTCATCATCATTTAAAATTCTGACTTCACCGCCGTCTATTTTAAAACGAGATCCTGCATATCGGGCAAACATTACCCAATCTTTCTCCGCACACCAAGGGCCCGCTGGAAACTTCTCTGTATCCTTATAAGCTAAGGGTCCTACCTTTAGCACATAACCAACTTGTGTGGAAACCTGTCCTTCTTCTACAATCTTATCTGGTAACAAAATGCCTCCTTCTGTCTTACCTTTACCTCTGTAAGGCAAAATAAGTATTCTCCAGCCTGTGGGCTGCGGCATTCTTTCTATTAAACTTTGTTCTATTAAATTGGGGTCTAAAACCCTGTCTTTAGGGTCTACATAAGCCCCTTCTAATTCTGTAGCTGACGCTTCCATTTAAACTTCCTCTTGTTCTTGCTTATCTAAAAGATTCTTTATTTCACCCTCCAGATAATCTAAAGATTTCAACTCACCCATCAGACCTTTGTAATGTTCCATGTCTTTAACATTGTCAAATTCTAAAGTCTCTCGAATAAGTTCCCTTCTTTCTTTTATAAGCCTAAATACAGCTTGTGCAAGATAAATCTCATTCATTTATATAAAAACCTCATATTGTTCTATTCTGTCGTATAATCTCTTATACTTTTAAAACTACTCTCGCACATTGGGCATTTATATTCAACAAATTTTACAATTCCTGCAAAAGGAATAGGTTCTTCTTCAATAATCTCTTGAACGGCTATTTTATGTATGTAACAGATTTCTGGTTTTACCGGCATCGTCTGACACCTTTAACATGCTTTTTGTAAAAGTAATTACCAATCTTATTAAAAAACTTAAATAATTCTAAATTAAGTCTAATCATACTTTCATTTTCTTCATTGGTTTTTTAGCTGTCTTCTTAGCTTGCGCAAAGTTTTTAGCGGTCGGTGCTCCTTTTGCACCTTTCTTTTTCATCTTCTCGCCACTACCTGCCGCTATTCTTTTTTTCTTGGCGTTAATGTTTGCATATAAACTCATTTTTTGTTCCCTTTCTTGAGCACAGTTTTTAATGTTTTTGCTTGTTTAGCATGGGATTTACTTGCTTTTTCTAAACCTTTAATAACTTTTTTTATCTTCTTTTTCATTTAGTTAACCCCTTATACTTCTCGAAGCTGCGAAGTCCGCCCAATCCGAGCATTCCCATCAACACAGTCATCAAGGAACCCATATCAAA